ATTTAGATTGAGCTTTAGCGCAGGGGGTTAAGAATTTCTGAAATTTTATAACTAAATTTCTGATATTACTAAACAATGGAAAAAACAATAGTAGAACTTATAAAAAAACGTGAATTTGCAGAATTGGCCGGGGTTACTCCGGGCAATATTACTCAATTAAAAAAAAGATTAGGAGGGGCTGTAGTCGGGAATAAAATAGATGTAAATCATCCTGCCGCGAAGTTGTATATTTCCCAGCGGTCTTCCCGTGATGTTAAAATTGAATCCAAGAGGATGAAACAGGGAATTCCTTCTATAAATAATCTCAGTAAACTTGAAAATAAATCTCATTTGCCTGCTCTTGGTATTCCGAAAGATTCACCAAAAGAGGTAATTCCTGATGAATTAGCAAAATTGACACTGGAAGAAATTGTTAATAATTATGGATCCTTAGAACAATTCAGTATGTTTGTTGTTATTCAGAAAAATTTTGATGAATTCAAAAAAAGAAATGCTCAAACAAGACATCTGAGAGGTGAATTAGTGGATAGAAAAAAATTGGGTATGGCTGTATTCGGGTTAATAAAAAAATTATTTGATGGATTAGTAAATGATATTCCTAAGAGATTAACTGAAAAGGTGATTTCAATAGTTAATAATGATGTTGTGAATGCAAATTATTTGATTGAAAAAGAATATCGAGAAAATAACAGTAAAATTTTAGAGAGTTGTAAACGTGAAATTACTGAATATTTAGAAACTAATTAAGTATTATGTTTCATGGTTTAAATATTGTTGATGATAATTCATGGATTTCTAATCAGATTAATCAATTACCCAGTGAAAAAATTGCTTTAAAACTCAGTGAGTGGGCAGAGAATAAGCGGAGTTTACCGGCTGAATTAAGCACTCATTATGGTAAATGGGATAATGATTACGCTCCATTTACAGTGGAAATAATGGATTGTTTAAGCGTGGATAGTCCATGGAGGGAAATCGTTGTAATGAAGGGCGGACAAACTTGTTTGACTACTTCAGTTTTAGAAAATTGGATCGGGTATACTATTGATCATGCTCCAGCTCCAATGCTGTATTTAACCGGGAGTGAAGAATTAGCAAAAAGCGGAATCGAAATAAAAGTTGATCGAATGCTTGCGAGTACAGATTTAATCCATAAGATTCGCTCTACTGTACCAGGGAAAACTAATAAAACCGGAAACACTACTTCGAGGAAAGATTTCGCCGGAGGATTTCTTTTAGCTTATGGCGGTCAAAGTACTAAAAAATTAAAATCTGTAACAGTTCAGAATTTAGCGATTGATGAATTAGAAGAAATTCCATCATTTATAGGAAAACAAGGGGATCCTATAAAATTAGCGCGTGTTAGACAGAAAGGATTTGATTCGAAACGGAAAACTCTTTATTTAAGTACTCCGACTATTGTAGATGGACCTATAGATCGTTTATTTAAATTGGGAGATCAACGTTATTTTTATGTTCCCTGTAAATTCTGCGGGTTTATGCAGAGACTTCAATTCAGGGGAACGCGCGAAGATGGCAAAAAGTACGGTATCCATTATGAATTAGATAAAGATTGGGTTTTAATTGTAGAAAGTGTTGAATATCGGTGTGAAAATTGTTTAAAAGGCTGGAATAATATTGATAAATCTGATTTTTTAAAAGCCGGGGACTGGAAGTCTACTTCAAAATCCCGTCGCCGTTTATTACGTTCATATCAAGTTTCCGGGATGTATTCACCACCAGGAAATACTAGCTGGGAAAGTTTAGTAGAAGATTGGTTAGAATGTTGGGATCCTGAACATAAACGAATTTTTGATGTTGAAGCTTTACGTGTATTTCAGAATACCGGGATCGGTGAACCTTTTGAAGAAAGAGGAGAATCACCTAATTTTGAAACAGTTCGTCAACATCGTCGTTCAATATATATGAGAAATCAGATACCTAATCATGCTGCATTAAGAGAGACAGGTTCTTGTATACAATTAGTGACTGCCGGGGTTGATATTCAGAAAACCTGGATAGGAATTGAAATTAGAGGATGGTGTAAACGCGGGTGTTTCTACTCTGTAGATTGGCGTAAGTTGGAGGGTGATACCTCTGATTTACAGGGTGAGGCTTGGAGTGCTTTAAGGAAGATTATTGAAACTGAAAACTGGATTGCAGATGATGGGAAACAATATAGGTTAATTTGTACTTTGATTGATGCCGGATATAGAACAGATTTTGTTTATAGGTTCTGTTCAGAATATTCCCAGGGAGTTATTGCCATCCAGGGACGTGACAGTCCGGTCAGGAACGCTAAAATTGAGCTTTTCAATGAGTATACAAGGCAAGGTATTACAGCTTATAATGTGACTGTGTCTCGGTATAAAGATAGATTGGCTGCTGCTTTACGCATGGATTGGAATGATGGAGAGTTACAACCTTCCGGGCGTCCTAATTTTCCTTCTGATTATGGAGATGATTATTTTAGGCAATATGAAGCAGAACAGAAAATTCATAAAAAAACACCTTGGGGTAAAAGTTTAGGTTTTGTCTGGAAACAAAAACCTAATGAACCGAATCATGCCTGGGATTGTGCTGTATATAACGCAGCGAATTTAGATATGGTATGTTATAATATTAATGTGATATATCTGGAACAGGATAGGATAGATTACGAGGCGTTTTGGGAGTATATCAGCGAGAATAAATTATTTTATTCAGATAATTAATACTTTTCTTGTACTCCCTTATATATTATGTGTATAATAATTTTTTTAAAAAGAAATTAAATGTCAGTCTCTACATTTTTACAAGATAGAATAAAAATTACTGAAGATATGATTGTACTTTATGAAGAGGCAATCACTTTTCTGATATCAAATCCTACGCAATCATATAAATTAGATACTGGTGAAACAGAGCAAGAGGTAACAAGGCATAATGTTAATAATCTTCAGGATAAACTTGATTCTTTGTATAATCGTCTGACTGTTTTGAATAAACGTTTTTGTAGTAGACCAACTATAAATGCTCCGGGATGGTAATTAAGTCTGATGTTTGAGAGATTAAGAAACTTTTTTTCCGGAGATGATAATCCGGTTGATGATACTCCGGTTGATGATACTCAGGTTAATATAAGTATAAAATCCGGTGAAAAATCTTTATCCAGTGGGAATTTTACTCATAGTTTAATCTCTGATTTATTTGATGGAGAAAAATATCCTGGTGGTTTGAATTCCAAACTGGATTTTCTATTTATAGATTATTGGACACTTCGCCAACGGTCATATAAACTATTTACAGAGAACAGATACGCGAAAGGGTTAATAGGGCGATTGTTAACCAATGAGATTCATCGAGGGCTGATATTAGAATCTACTCCTACCGCCTCTATTCTGGATAAAACTGATGATTTTATCAACTCATGGACGGATGATGTGGAAAGTAAATTTGATATTTGGGCGGATAATAAGAAGCTGGTATCTTATGATCACCAATCAAATTTCGGTCAGATTCAGATAGATATCCGGAAAACCGCTTTATTATCCGGGGATGTGTTGATAGTTCTTAGACAACATCCTGTATTAAGAACTCCGGTGATTCAATTAATTGATGGGGGAAACGTCCGTACTCCGATTGAAAAAATTACTGATAATGAAGTCCGGCATGGGGTAGAAATAGATAATTTCGGGAGACATAAAGCCTATTATATTCGGGATACAAAAGATCCTTCCGAGATAAAGTCAATCAGGATTCCTGCGAATGGTACTAAAAGCGGTCGAAAAATTGCTTGGTTGGTATATGGTCATAAGATCAGGGTCGGAGATGTGCGGGGCATGCCGATTTTAGGTATTCTGCTTCAGGCTTTAAAAGAACTAGATAGATATAGTGACGCTGAACAAAGAGCTGCTGTTCTGAATGCTATTATTCCTTTATTTATAAAAAAAGGGAAAGATAAACCAGGAACTACTCCTATAACCGGAGGAGCGGTTAGAAGAGATACAGTAAACGCTGATACCGGATCTGATACAGGTCAGAAAACTTATAATATTGATAAACAGATTCCGGGGTTAATCCTGGAGGATCTTCAATATGGTGAAGAGCCTGTCAGCTTCAATACAATGAGACCTAATATAAATTATGGAGTTTTTGAAGAGGCGGTGATGGCTTCTTTTGCTTGGGCTAATGAGATTCCACCGACAATTTATCGTTTGGCTTTCAATAGTAATTATTCAGCTTCCGGAGCGGAGATTAATGAATTGAAAATGTATCTGGATAAAATCCGGTGGTTACAGGGATCTGATGTTAATAAACCTATTTATGAAAATTGGTTAATATCAATGTCTTTAACCGGATTAATTGAAGCTCCTGAATTATTAGAATCATGGCGGGATCCTACTAAATTTCTGATTTCAGGAAGCTGGTTTTCCAGTGAATGGTCCGGAGCGATTAAGCCTTCTTTAAGAAGAAGAGAAGAATTAGCGGTATTTGTAAAAGCAATTTCCGAGGGATTAGCAACAAGAGATATGGCTACTAAAGCCATGTATGGTCGTAAGTATACTACTATAGTAAAACGGTTGATAAGAGAAAATGAACAATTAGGTGAAGCTAAAGAGCCTTTAATAGAATCTGGGTTATTAAGAGATCAGAGTAGTTTAGGGGAAACGGATAATAATGATGATATGGATACTAATTAAATGAATAAACATTGGTTTATAGAACCGAATGCTCTCAAAGAATATAGTTTATTGGAAAAGAAATTTACTTTTCTTAATGAAGCTCAATTAGCCAGATATGAAACATCTCTGAAATCAGATAATGATGAAGAGCTAATTGTAGTTGAAAAAACTGCCCTTATAAAAATCCGGGGAATTTTAAGTAATACTTTCGGTCGATTCAGTTGGATGTTTGATAGTAATTCCAGGAGTTATACTGGTATTTCCCGTGAGATCGGATTAGCGGAGTCAGATAGTAGAGTGAGTCAGATAGAATTACGTGTTGATAGTCCTGGTGGTGAATTGGCTGGTTTATTTGACCTTTTAAATATTCTTAAATCTACAAAAAAACCTCTTTCTGCTGTAATAGAAGGACAGGCGCTGTCGGCGGCTTATGGAATAGTAGCTCAGGCTGATAGAGTAACAGCTTCTAATCAGTTGTCCGGGATGGGTAGTATCGGCGTGGTTAATACATTTTTCGTTGATGATCATCTTGTTAGTGTTTCCAGTACAGACGCTCCTGATAAACGTCCGGATCCTCAGACGGCTGAAGGGGTTCAGGCAATCAGACGTGAGATAGATCCTATTCATCTAAAATTCGCTGAAATAATCTCTGATGGACGGTCAGCCGCTATGGGTCGTTCAATTAATGTTGAAACGGTGAATAGTGATTTCGGACGGGGGGGAACTATGCTTGCGACTGAAGGATTAACAGCCGGGATGATTGATGGTATTATGCCGTCTCCTGAAAGGGTTAGTAATTCTTCATTTTTTGGATCTTCCAATTCTCTTAATTCCGGATCTGTTAATAATCTTATAAAAAATAATAAAATGGATTTAGATACTTTAAAAAGAACTTCTCCGGTTCTGTATAAAGAAGTATTTGATTCCGGTTTTCAATCTTCCAATTCTCTTAATTACGGTCCTCTTAATCTTATAAAAAATAATAAAATGGATTTAGACACTTTAAAAACCAGTCATTCAGCTCTTTATAAAGAAGTATATGATTCCGGGATGAATTCAGAACGGGATAGAATATCAGCTTTATTGAAGATAGGTAAATCCTGTAATAAAATGGATTATGCAATTACCTGTGTTGAGAATGGTTCTAGAATTACTCAGGATATAGTACAGGCGGAGTTTTTAGCTGCCAGAATCAATAAGACCGAACTTCAGATTCGGGATGAAGATAATCCTGATGATACTCCTTTGCCAAAAGGTGAAGGGGGCATAGATGTTGATGCTTTATCAAAAAAATTAATCGCTGATCGTAAAAAACGGAGGGAGATATAATATATAATGGCAAATCCCGAAATTACCAATAATGATATCAGTTCACTGGTATTACGTGATGGAGAATTCAGAGATATAACCTTAAACGCTCCCGGGGCGGTTATTTATCCTAAGGGTCAGGTCTTGGCATTTGACGCAGCCGCGGATAAATGGAAAAAAACTATTAGTGGTACGCCGGCCGTAGCAAACGCGAAGGGGGTTTTATCGGAAGAAGTAGAATTTACCGGAGCCGGTGATAAAACAAATGTCCGAATGATTAAAGGAGGAACTTTAGATCAGAATTTATTAGTTTTTGATGGTTCTGATACGGTAGATACCATCCCTTCCGGAGCGGATGATAGTTTTCAGCTTCAGTTACGAGCTTATAATATTGTTCTGGAAAATCCGGCGGAACAAAGAATTCAAGATAATCAATAGCGGATGATAGTTTTCAGATTCAGTTACGGGCTTATAATATTGTTCTGATAAATCCAGCTGAATAGAGAATTTAAGATAATCAATAATAACTATTTATATAAAATATTATGGCTGAAGGAACAGAATTAGTAAGAAAATTAATGTCGGATGCCTTCCGAGAAGAACCAAAACCAACCCGTTTTCTCACCGGATTTTTTAAAAGTCCTCCTGAATTCCGATTTGATGGAGAAGAAGTAGAAATTGACGCTATCCGAGGAAAAGAAGAATTCGCGATTGATGTTGCTCCGAATTCCGGAGGCCGGGCTAATAAAGCTAATATTTTTACTACTAAAAAATATAAACCTCCGGGTTATGATGAATACACATATATAACTGCGGAGATGCTTCAAAAAAGATTACCTGGTAGAACAGCCTATGATTTGAGTTCATATTCTGTAACTTTGGCTGATTTATTAGTTAATAATCAGGTAATGTTAAGAGATAAAATTATCCGGGCGATAGAACTTCAATCTCGGGATGGTCTTTTAAACGGTAAGATTGTTCTTATAAACGGAGATGAAATAGATTTTAATCAGAAAGCAAGTCATCAGTTTCCTACTCCGTTAGCTTGGACAAATTCCTTAGCGGATCCGTTAGCAGATTTCGCTGCGGTTGGAAATATTGTTCGGAAAGATGGAGTTGTAGCAATTACAGACGCGATATTCGGTGAAGCTGCCTTATCTAAATTTCTGAATAACGCTAATGTAATAGCGCGCGGTGATCTGAAACAGATCGAACTGTTTGCCATAGCGTCCCCGATAGCTCGTGATGACGGAGCGGCATTTCACGGGCAGTTTACAGCTGGTAGTTATAAGATTAATATTTGGAGTTATCCTCAGTTTGTAAGGGTTCCGTTAGGGTTTGGTTTGCCGAATGAAGGTACAAAAGTACCTTATATTCCTACTGATAAAATTTTTGTTTTACCGACTGTTCCTGACTTCAGATTATATTTTGCCGGAGTTCCTTCATTAACTAACCGGATTTCTCCGGAATTAATGGGTGTAACCGGTTTAGATAGATTACCTTCGATTGAAAAAATTGATATGCTTCCTTATTTCAGGTTAGATCAGGATGCTGATTCAGTCAGAGTGGGAGTCAGATCCCGTCCGGTAGCAATTCCGGTAGGGATAGATCAATTCGCGATTATTACAGTTACTTAATAATTTTAATTAAATGAATTCCATAGCTTCAGTTATCTCAAACTATGGGATCTAAGTTGGATGAATAAAAATGGCAGGTAGACCTGAGAAAAATAAAACAGCCTATGTGACAGCGGGACATTCAGTAAATACTAGGCTGGGAACGGCCCATGAAGGAGCGAGGATAACTGAGAAAATGTTATCCGGGGGAAAGAATACATTTTATAAACTTTTAAAAAGTAAAGTTTTGGATTATCCTCCTGATATTTCCAGTGAGATAAAAAAAGCGGGTAATACTCAAATCAGTTTGGATAATCTGAATGTTGATGGAAACTCTGAAGACTCTGAAGAGGGGAAAAGCTCTGATGAGAATGATCCGGGTAACAATATTGGAAACTCTGAAGACTCTGAAGAAGGGAAAAGCTCTGATGAGAATGATCCGGGTAACAATATTGGAAACTCTGAAGACTCTGAAGAGGGGAAAGGCTCTGATGAGAATGATCCGGTTAACAATATTGGAAACTCTGAAGACTCTAAAGAGGGGAAAGGCTCTGATAGAGCGGGGAAAAAATCTTTCGGGGCAAGACGTAAGAATAAATGAATTTACGTGAAATCGCTGAAAAAGATTTAGAACTGACCTTGGAAGATGATATTCATGGCTTCGGAGTTCCTGCGACTATTACAGATCCTTCCGGGACAATCGGAGTATTAAAGGTCCAGGCGGGAGATGTTCATTTATTATTTGATCCTGATACAGATATTCCTATAAATAATCGAAGGATTCATATCTCAATCAGGATTAGTTCTCTGACTAAAGCTGGTTTAGACATTCCCCAGGCTCAACCTGATGAATCAGTTAATCCCTGGGTTTTTGAATTTGCAGATGTAAACAGGATTATCCGTAAATGCACCGTGACGGAGTCCAGACCGAATCGAACTTTAGGAATAGTAACTATAATTCTGGAATTAATTGTAGATTAATATGCCTTTACCTCTGATTGATAAGTTCGATAATTTTGAGCTAGTCCGGAATGAGATAGCGGCGATTTTGGCTAAAGAGACTGTCAATCAACAATTATTAGCTGATGCTGCTGGAAAAGATCCTGATTTATGGAAGTTTGATGTTTTTATAGAACGTTCCAGACCTTGGGAATCATTAACTTCAAGTGAGAATCCGGTTTTCCCGGTGGTCAATGTCTGGTTTGATTCAGAAAATTTTGCCGGGAATCAGAGTTTTAACGCTTTGCTTCAGACCGCTGAAGACGGTATATTCAATATAGATATTTTTACCGTCGCGATAAATAAAAAATCCGCAGGGGAGGGCTATATTACAGCGGATAGACAGGCGGTATTGGATAGAGATCGGATTGTCCGGTTAGTGCGGAATATTCTGTTTTCAGTTCCTCCGAATAATACTTTACCAGGAGAAGATTATACTTTTCTGAATTTAAAAGGAATAGTCGGTTATCGACGGATTCAATCAATTAAGACTTTTCAACCTGAGTATGATAAACAGGCTGTTACAGTAGTTACGGCCAGGGTGGCTCTGGCAGTTAAATATATAGAAACTTCTTTAGAGGGACCGGATCAGGACTTGGATTTAATTCAGGTAGATACTATAACAACTGATGGCGGTCAGGTTATTTTCACCTTTGATACTACATAAAAAATGGGAATATCAAATGCAATAGCACCATCAGCGGTCGCGAGAGTAGTCGGAGTCAAAACGACATTCAAAAATCTGCAGGGTGGTATTTTATTATTACCGCAACGAATAGCTGTTATCGGTCAAGGAGCAACAGCCGGAACTTTTCTCTTAGATAAAAAACAAGTATTTTCTTCTTTTGAAGTGGGACTTACTTTTGGATTCGGTTCTCCATTACATTTATCTTCTCAACAATTATTTCCTCAGAATAATGATGGCGTTGGAAGTATTCCGGTTACGCTGTATCCGATAACAGATGGAACCACCGCTGCTACCGGAGATAGTATTCCTAGCGGAACCCAGACAGAGACCAAAACCTATACTGTTCTGGTAAATGAAATTCCCAGTGAATTGATTGTTATTCCGAAAGACACTACGGCTATCGCTTCTATCGCGTTATTTATAACTGCGATAAATGCTAATGTAGATATGCCTGTGATTGCTTCGGATGGAACTACAAAAGTAGATTTCACCGCAAAATGGAAAGGTGAAAGTGGCAATGATTTATTTATAGATATAATCGGAGAAAGTGCCGGAATTACTTTTGTGATAAATCAACCAAGTGGCGGAGCTGGCAATCCTGATGTGCAACCGGCTTTAGATAATATCGCGAATACCTGGGAAACATTATTACTGAATTGTCTTAATATTGAAGATACGACAAATCTGGATGTATATGAAAGTTTCGGAGAAGGGCGTTGGTTGCCGATTGAACCGAAACCTTTAATCGTATTTACCGGGAATAATGAAGCGGATCCGGTGACTGCGGTAACTGTTTCAGACGCTCGGAAAAATGACAGAGTGAATAATCAATTAGTAGCTCCGGCCAGTAAGAATCTGCCTTTAGTGATCGCGGCCAGAGAATTAGCCAGGATTGTAGTAATAGCTAATAGTAATCCTCCAACTGAATATGCGGGACAATTTGCTACGGGATTAGTACCCGGGAATGATATTGATCAATGGACAGGACCTCAACGGGAATTCGCTGTCAAAGCCGGGTCTTCTACGATTGAAGTTACGGATGGTGTTATTGAATTATCAGATACGATTACTTTTTTTCATCCTACTGGTGATCCTTTACCGGCTTATCGTTATGTAGTGGATATAGTAAAAATCGCTAATGTGGTATTTAATGTCCGTTTGATTTTTGAAAGTTCAGAATGGAAAGGTAAAGTATTGATTCCGGATGGTCAGGCTACGACAAATCCTAACGCGCGTCGTCCTTCAACCGCTAAGGCGGCATTAGCTAAAATGATAGACAGTCTGGCTTTAGCCGCGATAATCAGTGATCCGAAAACCGCTAAAAAAACTCTGGTAGCTGCAATAAATCCGACTAATCCGAAACGTCTTGATATTTCATTTACTTATCAATTAAGCGGGAATACTAATATTATCAGTATAGACGCTAATTGGGGTTTCTTTTTCGGAGCGGTTACACCAATAGCGGCTTAAACATCTTAAGGAAAGGTAGGACTCAAAGTAAAAACCGACTACAATCAAAACTCTTCTGATAAATAAGATTCTGATTGAAAGGAAAATTTTAAATTATAATATCAATTTAAGGAGAAATAATGTCTGCTGTAGGTGGACCGATAATAGGACTGAATCTGAATGGACGTCCTTTTTCTGTAGCGGAGGACGCTGAAAGTAATAGAAAGATCGGGGGTAGTGAAAACGAAATTCAGTTAAACGGAGATAAAACGGCACGGTTAATAAAAACTTTAGTGGCTTGGATGGCGGATGGTCTAACCGTTTCTTGTGATGATGATAATGAAGACCATGAGTTTATTCAAAGCCTGGCTGATTTGAATAGTTTTTTTCCGATTACGGCGGAGTATGCCAGTGGTGCTATCTGGCAGGGAGACGGGCAGATCACCGGAGAAATCGCTTATTCTTCAAAGAACTCTACAATTCCGCTGACTTTATCCGGAACGGGGAACTTCACTAAACAATAAAATAAATAAAATCATATGACGGAAGACCACGAAGAATATAAAATAGTAGAAAAAATAGTTTTGGAAGTAGCTGAAGCTGAATTTGAAAGGTTTGCCGGGAGTTGGAATTTAGATACTGATATTGAAACCATGTCGATTGAAGATCGTGATGATTTTGAAGGACATAAAAGAAAGATCGTCCGGCAGATTCAGGGAGGTCGTGTAGTGATAAATGAGGAAGGAAATATTATCTATACTCTTTTTACTCCGGTGGGAACTTTGGCTGAAGTGACAATAAAACGTCCGAAAGGGAGAACTTATATGGCTATGGATAAAATAAAAGAAGGTCAGAATATCGGAAAACTACTCCATTTTCTTTCTTCAGCCATTAATCAACTTCCTGGTGTCATTAAACAAATGGATGGGATTGATTTTAAGTTTCTTCAGGCGGTGTACATGCTTTTTTTGGGTTCGTAGGGTTTAAGTTAGTAGAAAAAGGAGTAATAGTTTCCCGGCGGGGTATTCAATCTATTGCTCAGATGATTCTTCAGATTTGTACTGATTATTCAGGACTGCCTGATATCCGTACCATGGAAGTTTATGAAATCAAATTTTTTTATTACGGGCTTCATCAATCCCTGATTGAAATAACTAAACCTAGACCTAAAAATAAATAATGGCCGGTCGTTTCAGTGTAGAGGCTCAATTCAGAGCAATTGATGGCCTTACCAAACCGATTAATAAAATGCAGAGGCGGATAAACAAATTTACCTCTTTATCCTCTCGTAAATTCCGGAAATTAAATAAAAGTATCGGTGATTTTTCCGGAAGAGCTTTAAGTACCGGAGCTGCGGTTTCAGTAGGGGCTTTAAGTCTGGCTTTAGTCGATGGAGCGCGCAAGGCGATTGAGTTTGAACAGACTCTGGTAAACGCCGCTGCTAAATTCCCGGAAGGAATTAAGAAAGGGACTAAAGAGTTCGAGGCTTTAGAAAAAGCTGCCAGGAAGACCGGAGCCGAAACAGAGTTCTCAGCAACTCAAGCGGCGGAAGGTCTGAATTTTTTAGCTATGGCCGGATTTAACGCTGAACAATCAATTGCCGCCTTACCTTTTATAGTTGACCTGGCTACTGCCTCTCAGGTTGATCTTGCAACAGCTTCTGATATCGCGACTGATTCTTTGGGAGCCTTCGGTCTAGCTACGAAAGATCCTATCCAATTAGCAAAAAATCTTGCCCGAGTAAATGATGTCCTCGCAAAAACAGTCACCACTACTAATACTGATATGTCCGCATTATTTGAAACCATCAAATCCGGTGGTCCCGTGGCTACCAGTGCGGGTGCTTCTATTGAGACTTACGCGGCTTTGACGGGTAAACTTGCTAATGCCGGGATTAAAGGAGAAAAAGCCGGGACTACTTTGAAAAATGTTTTCCTCAGTTTAGCGGCAGTGACTCCGAAGGCGGCGAATGCTTTGGCATTATTAGGAGTTACGACACAAGATCAGGAAGGTAATTTAAGAGATGTGATAGATATTTTTGAAGATATCAATAAAGGGATTCAGAGAGAGAAGTTGGGAACAGCGGAGACTGCCGCTGTTTTAAAAAATATTTTCGGTAGAATCCCGATTGCCGGGGTAAATGTCTTATTAAAAGAAGGTGCTGATAGTTTAAGAAAATATCGGAAAGAATTAGAAGGAGCAACCGGGGCTTCAGGTGAAATGGCTGATCAGATGAGAGATACCCTCAAAGGTCAGATTAATTCATTGTTATCAGCTTTTGAAGGACTTCAGATTACTATCTTTAAACTGAATGACGGAGCATTCGGAGGTTATATTGATAAAATCACCGAAGCTATCCGGATGTTGGATTCCTGGATCAACGCTAATCAGGATTTGAGTGAATCAATAGTAGTTGATATTATTGATACAATATTCGGAGTATTACAGATAATCGGGTTGGTGATTCTGGCTTTTACTATCTGGAAACTTCTTATGTTTTCGATAACGGCTGTAATAATCGGTTTCAACGTGGCTATTCTGATTTTTAAAGGAACTTTATTGTTATTGAAAGGGGTTATCATTGCTTTACGGATCGCTCAATTGGCTTGGAACCTTGCTCTGTTTCTCAATCCTATTGTCGCGATAGTCGCAGCTATTGTGGCTTTAATAGTGATAGGAATTTTATTGATCGCTAATTGGGATACGGTATCAGCCTTTTTTACTGATTTATGGGATGATATCGGAACGGCTTTTTCATCCGGAATAGATTTCGTAATGGGTCTGATAAACCCTTTTCAAATGACTTTAAGAGGGATCGGGGGTCTTTTTGAGAAATTCGGAATAGTATTCAACGCGGATAAGGCAGATACTGAAAATGATAATGTTACAGCCGGAGGAGAAAGCCCTTCAGGGAGTTTTAATCCCCAGGTAATAACACCGGCTGCGGGAATTCAGAGAGTTATTGAAGAAAACCTCCAAACTTCAACTGCAGAGCTTCTGATCAGAGATGAAAGCGGTCGGGCGGAATTAAAAGATAATGCGCCTGTACCCGGAGTAAAAATAACAATGAGTAATTCGGGTGGAGTATAAATGCCTATTAAGATTACTTTTGATGTATCGCAGATTAAAAAGTTTGAGAAGAAAACCTTACAGAAGATAAAATCTTCAGCTTTCCCTTTAGCTGTAAAAAATACTTTAAATACTATGGCTTTTACCACCATGAAAAAAGCCAGACTGACGATTCAGGAAGATTTTATTAATAGAAATAAATTTACTGAAAGGTCGATAAGAGTAGATAAGGTTATGACTTTAAAAATTACGGATATGGTGGCGACTGTGGGAAATACAGCTCCTTATATGTTGGCTCAGGAAGAAGGTGAAACCAGAACTTCCAAAGGTCGGCACGGGTTAAGAATTCCCACGGGAGCCGCTGCCGGTCAATCTCAATTATTTCCTCGTCGTAAAGTAATTAAGAAGTCATTTCGTCGCGGTCAATTAAAATTAGCTAACTCCGGGAATCGGATAAATGCCGGGGCTAAAAACCGAAGACGTTTTATCCTAATGTCTATTCGGATAGCAGCTTTACGCGGTCAATCTCCTTTTGTTTTTTTACCCTTCGGAGGAAGAAAAGCCGGAATTTATAAAGTAATTCCCAAAGGATCACCACCACCAACCCGTTATAAACGAGGGAGTAAGAAATTCAGTCGAAAAAATAAATGGGGACGGCCTAAAGGTAAACCGGGTATGGAAAAACTGATATTTATCCATAATTTTTCCCATAGAAATATAAAAATCAGACCTACCAGATGGTTAAGTTCAAATGCTGAAAAGGTAGGAGCAAAAACAGCGGATATTTTTATAAAAGAAGCTGACCGGGCTTTTGATAGGTTGGTAAAAAAATAATTTTTTTTATTTATAATAATTATATAAATGCCTTGGCAGGATAGAGTAACAACTGCAGCTTACACTTCTCCATCCGGTGTTCGGACGGAGTTTCAATTTGAGAATGTTAGTGTCAGCGTGAATAAACGGGATACAATTCGTGAATTTGCAGATTTTGACGGTGCATTGGTGCAGAACCTCGGTATAGGAGCGACTTCTTATCCCTTATTATGTATTTTCAGCGGGGATGACCATGATCAGGAAGCAGATGATTTTCTGAATCTGTTAAGCGAACAAGGCAAAGGTATTTTAGAACATCCTTTTTATGGTCGTCAGGAGAATATAGTCCCTTTTGGACCTATCAGCCGAAGGGATGATTTAAAAACTGCAGGGAATCAAAGTATTTTTGAAGTCAATTTTGTCAGCTCCGCGGCTTTTCAGTTTCCGGGAAGTATAAACGCGGTAACAGATCAGATTGAAGCGGATTTAGTTGAAGCTGAAGCTGAAGAATCAGAAGCTTATGATGCCGGAATAAAAATTGACAGTGCTGAAGAACAAGTAAGCCTGGTTGATAATGTTAAATCTCAATTAAATTCCGTAAAGCAGTTGCTGAAAGGAATCGCGGGAACCGTTCAGGAGGTTGAGAATGAGTTTAACGCCGGAATTGAACTGATTGAAAATAATATTAACGCTCTGGTAGGTCAGCCTTTAAGACTGGCTGTACAGGTGATTAATCTGATAAAAGGTCCGAGTCGGGCGGCTTCATTAGTGGGAGCAACTTTAGAAGCTTATGGTAATCTACTGAGGAGTACCATTTCTCAATCGCAGGGTTTATTTACTCCGAGTATCGGAAATAAAATTAATAATCAGTTTTTCACTGCTGAATTATTCTCGAATGCTGCCTTTATTGCTATCTTAGAGACTTCCCGTTTGGTTTCAGAAGCAACCGGAAAAGTTTCAGGGCAGTCTTTAGAAAATTTTATTAGAATTGAACCGGATGAAATCCGGGCTTTTACTACTAAAAGTGAGATTCTGAATACTATCAATTTTATTTCTGACAGTTTTATAGAACTAACTGATTGGAATGACGCGAATCGGCTTTCTTTAGATTTAATAGATACCGGAGGGCCTTATTTTTTTCTAAGTCAGGCTAACGCTGCTACTATCGGCTTTCTGGTTCAGATTTCTTTTTTAACCAGGCAGGAACGGTTATTGGTTTTAGGAGAACCGAGGAATTATCTTGAGCTTTGTGCTGAATTATATGGAATAGTGGATAATGCTTTAGATTTTTTTATTCTGACCAATGACTTTACAGGTGATGAAATTAATGAATTACCTCGAGGAAGGACAATCAGATATTATGAAAACTAAAGTTTGGAAAAACAGTACCGCATATAAGTATTACCAGATAAAAATGGATGATTTTGAGAATCTGATAACTTACCTTAAGATTAATTTATTAGAATGTGAAAGCTCCTTAAAAGAATTAGAAGAAAAGAAAACTGATTTTTTATTATCATATAAAGGAGAGACACTTTTAGCGGAGATAGATCAGAAAAGTCTTGGAGTAATAAAAGAACTTAATCTATTTTACCATCCTAAAGAAAAATGTCTGAATTAATCTCTTTATTAATAGACGGGAAGCAGTTTCAGTTCTGGGAGAATATCGATATTCAACTTTCATTGGATTCAATTGATAGCTTCAGTTTCAGTATTCCTTTTGATAAAGATAATCCGGTTTTCAGAGAGAATTTCCAACCGGCTACTTATAAAAAAATTCAAATCAGAGTGAATAATAATCCGATTCTGAATGGAATCATTGTTTCCAGAAATACCGGAATCAGTGGTAAGACCTTAGCTTTAGGAGGTTATTCAGCTCCGGGGGTTTTAAAAGATCTACCGGTTCCTCCGGATAAATTTCCTTTGGAGTTTAAGAATCAGGATCTGAATCGGATTGCTTCTACCTTAGCGGGTTATTATGATGTTGAAGTTGAATTTACTGAACCTCCGGGTGCTTCTTTTTCTCCTTTTATTTCTTCGGAGCCTGGGGAAAAGATACTTGATTTTCTGATAAAACTGGCTAAAAAACGAAGTCTTCTGGTCAGTAATACTTTAGGGGGTAAACTCAGATTTTTTAAACCTTTGAATTCGACGGTGGTTACTCCTTTAATCCAGGGTAATATTCCTTTAATAGATGCTACCGTGGATTATAAAGAACAGGAATTATTTAGTTCAGTGACCGGATTCGGATCTTCTGATTTCGGACGTGATCCTGAATCATTTACAGTGCAGATTCCGATTCTGAAAGATATCAACCGTCCTTTTATTTATACGGTTTCAGAAAATGAAGGTTCTGATCTGCAGAAAGCGGTTGAGTTTAAAGCAGGACGTCTTTTCGCTGGTTCTTTAGATATATCATTGGAAGTAGCGGGATGGCGTGGAGCAGATGATCAGATTTGGAAACCGGGTGATTTTATTACTTTACAGGCTCCGGATGTCTTTTTTTATAATGAGACTAAACTATTGATCAGGAATGTCAGTCTCAAAGGGGATGCGGATAGTGAAACAGCTTCCTTAACCCCGGTATTTCCCGGAGTTTATTCCGGTGAACTGCCCTTAAAAATGCCTTGGGAATAATTATGGATAGAGATAGTAAATATATAAAAATATTAGAACATACTATAAAGGTATCAAAAATAGATTATTGTTTTCGTTCCAATGTAGAGATGATTGTTAATTCTATAAATGTACATACTCAGATAGTTCATATAATTGTAGGTGAAATTGGAGAACTTAAATTATATTTTAAGGATTCGGATAAAGCGTTTGAATTGGTACAAAAAATTAATATGTTATTAAAACCTCTTGATTTAAATATTATTTCAGATGATTTTATTTTACCTGAGACATTAGGAATCGGCTTTAAGCCTTATAAGCAATGTAATGCAGCCAGCTAAGATTTTATCAAGTTCTATCCAGAAAAACCGCTCCGGAATTGAGATTCAGACAGTGATTGCTGAACTACGACGGAATCAACTGGTAACAGCTGAATGGATTAATATGATGGGTGAATCAGCCGGACCTTTAAGGGGTGATTGGGTGGTGATTGTACCCCGCGCTCAGAGTTTCGGAGGTCATCTGGCTTTCGGATTTGTTGATATCATCAATAGTATCTTCGCGGCTGGTGGAGTAAAAATTATTTACGGTCGAAATTCAGAGGGTAAAGTTAAGACTAAAGTTACTTTAACCGATTCTGAAGTGATCATTGAAAATCCTTTAAATGCTAGGATAGAGTTAGCAGGTCAGGATATTGTTTTGAATTCAGGTAATGGAACAGCTTTAGAAAAAAAAAGACTACAAACCGCTTTAGATGCTTTTTCAGTCTTATTAGTGACTGAGTTCGCAAAGGTAGCCGCCGGAACTTTACCTACTCCCGTTAATCCTTATATTCCATCGCCAATTTTGCCGAATGATATTTCCGCGGCGGAGTCCCCAACTATAAAAGTACCATGAAATATATATCTATATTGATTTTTTCTGTATTTATAATTTTATCAGTGGTTCCGGTATCAGCTATGGATGATCTTGATATAAAAATAGTCGGGAAACATGCTCAACCTCCTTATAAAATGAGTATAGATTTGAGGATTTCCCGGCGAATGAATGAGACTGAATTGAAAGGAGCTTCAACCGCTTTATATAATCAAGTTGAAGGTAAAGAATATCAACGGGTTTTTATAACCTGGTATCTTCCCGGAATGGTGATTGATTCCGGAGCTTGGGCGACTACTCATTATAATCCTGAATTAAAAGTTACGATTATGGACTATATGTTGGAAATGAATCCAACCACTTTAAAGTAAAATAATGTCAGATACTCTATCTAATTTTCTGGTAGACACTATTAAAGAGTTTGATGAAATTACAGATTCCTTTACAGAGTTGGTTGATCTAGGAAAGGCTTTTACTTATCGGCATTTGTTAATCTCTAATACTCTGGATAAGGACGTTGTAATTGATTTTGTGAATACTCCGAACGTGGAATTGATTATTCCGGCCGGAAGTCCATCCTTTGATATGGTGATGGATGATTTCAGACATTTTGATTTGATTCAGATAAAATATGTTTCGGATGCTCCAACTATCGGGCAGATAAAATTTGTCAGTTGGCGGGGTGAGTAAAGATGTCATTTGAAGGTGACGTCCTTTTATTCAATACTCCGGATGGAGGTGATGTTAATTTTGTTAATGGCCAGCCGGAAATGACCGGAGGCTTTGAGACTATGATTTATCTCTGTCTGTTCGGCGGTAATTTTGAAGATGATGGTCTGGCCGGGAATAAAAAAACCTGGTGGGCTAATCTGAATGAATCGGATGTCT